CCGCTCTGGCGCATGCGCTCGTCGAAATACTCCTCGTCGGACTGCATGCCGTATCTCTCGTAGCCGACCTTGACGAGTTGCACGCCGGGCATGTTGACCCACTTCTTGTGCAACTCTCTCAGGCGCTCCCAGCGCTCCGAGAGTGGCATCCGGTGGCAGAAGCCATCCAGGAGGTACTTGTTGCCGGCGACGTCGATGCCGACCACGGCGATGGCGGTGCGATCCGAGGTCTTGCTCTTGCCCTTGGAAGGGTCGCCCATGATGTAGACGTTGAGCAGGTTCGGCCGCACCCAGTAGGGTTTGAGCCACCGCGTCAGGAATGTCTGCTCCTTGCCTGAGAGCGGGTTCTGCAAGAACTGCGCGGCGACCGTGTCGCGCTGCTCGCGCTTGATCTTGTCCCAGGCCTCTTGCGACAGGAACACCGGGACACCATCAAGCGTCCCGTCGTCGGTAGCTGGGTAGAGCCTGGGTATCGCGATCTGGTTGAGCGCATCCAGCAGCCAGGCGTAGGAATCACCGTAGGAATAGCGCGTGCCGATGAACCACTTGCGCGTCGCCTCGCCGACACCGAGGTTGAACGAGAGCTGGATGCGCTCGGTGGCCTTGTTGATTTGCGCTGGGTTGGTGACGTTCTTCTCATTGATCGCGTCGTCGTACACCAGGAGACCGAAGTGCCGGCCGGTCGGGAGGGCGTCGATCAGTCCGTGTGCTTCGCAGGAAGCTTCCTTCGGGTTGCCTTTTCTCTTGACGGTGATGCCGCCCTTGAGCGACCAGCTCGCGGCCTCCTGCCTCGGGTTTCCCCAGAGCACGTCGGCGTAGGTGGCTTTCAGCCTCTCGTTGGTCTCGAACTCTTCCTTGATCTGCTTGAGGAACTTCTCGCTGATGTCCTTCGTGATCGAGAAGATGCCGACCGTCAGTTCAGGATCGCAGAGGAGTTCCTGGATACTGCCAGCAAATGTGAGGATGCTGGATTTCCAATGGAACCTTGCCCATAGGTCGATGTAGCCATCAGGCTCCGCCTCGACCTCGCGGCAACGGTCATAAAGCCAGATAGCGGCTTTCAGCGTGCCCTTCGGCGGCAGCGCGTCGGACCGGTTCAACATGCCGGTCATCAGGAAGTATCTGTCGTTGCATCCCAGCAGCGCGCGCTCGGCGGGCGTCAGACGCGGGACCGACTCCTTGTAGAAATCGAGCGCCTCCGCATACGACAGGAACGGCAGCTTCTCCTGGATCATCCAGATCAGGGATGCGGAGGCGTTCTCGGCGTAGCGTTGGGCGCGGAGGGGGCGCGGCACACGTCACTCGGCCTTGATCGGCGCCACGGGGCAGCGCTCGGGCGTCGGGACGGACGTTTGCCCCCTCTCTGTCTTTATGTTGAAGCGGTGGCCGTTGGCGATAGCGTCATCCGAGATTTGAGCGGCGCTCTTCGTGGCCCCTATGGGCAGGCCGTCGGCATCTATGCCACATGGGCACGTCAGCGCATTGGTCTGATGCTTGTCGCACCAGAAGCCGCTGAAGGGCTTGCCGTCGACAAGATTAACCGGCTCATCGAACTCGTTGAGCTGGGCCTGCCGCTCTGGGGTCCACGATCCGGACCGCAGCCAAGCGTCAAGCTCCGGCGTATAGACGGCGCGCATCTGGATTGCCGTAACAATCTCATCGCGCGTCATGCTCTGACCGTCCGAGCACTCCGGCGCCCACTCCAGTAGGGTGGCGATCTCCTCCCTGCCCGGCGTCTGCGGCTTGGAGTTGACCAGCACCAGGATGCGATCGGCGAGGGTTAGGGCTTCGTCGCGGTTCATGACGCACACTCCCTGGTCCGGCTCGCGATCACCCTCTGCGCCTCGGCGCGTCCACGCTCGGTCAGGATCATGTGCCCGTTCTCGCCGGCCACAAGGCCGCGCGAGACGAGCTGCAGCCACTCCACAGCGTCCCCGGCAATGGGGTGGCGGGTGGGGCCGACGAGGATCCTGGAGTAGACATCGAGGACACCGGAGCCGCCGGCCTCGTACAGGGTGGCGATGCGGTTGCGCTCGTCGCGCTTGAGGGGGGCGAGCTCGGTCATTTGCGTCCCGTCTTCACGGCTGGCCGGATCGGCGCGCTCTCGATGCGGGGTGTTATTAATATCTGCTCCGGTGTTTCGAGCACGGCCGTCAGCCCGTAGGCGGCGGCGCCCTGCAGCGTCACGGCGATGCTACCGTAGTACAGATTCGTGCACTCGACCTCTTGGCCCTGCGCAGTCTTGATCTTGCCGCGGGCCATGGCGGCGACCAGATCGAGGTTGATCGCAACCTTGTCACCGCGCGATGCTTCCGTGCACCATATAAAAAAGTGCAATTTATGCCCCCTTCCCACCCTGCACCACCCGCAACCCACCGGCGTAGCGCTCGACAAGCTCGGCGAGGTGATCATCCCCGGTGGCGCGCGGGACGTCGGCCGCGGGTGCGCTGTCGGCTTCCGGTGCGCCATCCTTGAACATGCCGAGATGGCGCCCGATCTTGTCGAGCGCGGAGAGCTTGTCGTGCAGTTTGATCTTGAGAGTGCCGTCCTTGGCCTGGCTGACCTCGGCGATGGTCGCGGCGGCCTCCGGCGAGATGTCGGCGGCCGACTTGAGGGCGAGGCCGTGCATGATCTTGTAGCCTGGGTTGGCGTCGTCATCGCCGTCGACGGAGAGCACCGCGATCGCCGGCCCCCAGTCGAGCACGTTGCGGATGTCGGAGAATGCGACCTTGGCAAGCTCGGCCAGCGTCTTGTCGACCGTGACGTCGTGGCGTTTCCTGTGCGCGGCCTGCAGCTGGGCCACGGCCGCCCTGATCTTAGGCGCGGCCAGCAGGCGCCGCGCCTCCGTGTGAATTGCGTCGATGCTCATGTGGGCGCAGTCGTAGGCCCTGCGGTAGGCCTCGGCGGCGTTTCCGGTCTCGACGTAGGCCATGCAAAAGCGCTGCTGCTTGAGTGTTACGCGGCCCCAGTGGCGTGCAGCTTTCTTGGAGTGCTTCACTGCAGCTTCGCCTTCTCGGCCTTGGCGATCTCGCGCGCCGCCTTGCGACGGGCCACCAGATCAGGCGCCAGCCTGCCTTCCTCGGCGAGCTTGGCCTCCATCGCCTTGATGACCTCGTGGTCGCTGGCGCCGAGCTCGGTGAGCGCCGCGTTGAGCACGGCCCACTTCTCCTGCTCAACGCGGCCCTGCGCGGTCTGCACCTCCATGGCCTTGGCCTGCTCGGCGGCCTTGGTCTTGATCTCATCGGCCGTCTTGAGAGCGCGCGCCTTCTGCTCCTCCTCCCAGGCCATCTGGGTCTCGCGGGCCTTGCGCTGGCTCTCCTCCTGCGCCCGCATGGACTCGCGCTCGGCGGCGCGGCGGGCCTCTGCGGCGTCGGTCTTGACCTTCTCGGAAAGCCGGTCCGCCTCAGCCTTGGCGATCTCCCAGGCCTTGACGTAGGGCTCGACGTTCGAGAATTCCTGGAAGTGGTGGCTGTCGCCCACCTTCCTCTCGATGTAGCCGCGCAGGTTACTTGCGGCGGCCGGCGTCCAGCGCATGGCATGTAGCTCGGCCGGGAAGCCCATCGACACTTTGTAGACCTCGCCCGCGACCGAGACGATCTTGTCGTCGGCGATGACGGTGATGGGCTTGGCTTGCATGTCGGTCATGTCAGTAGGTGCCCCGTAGCGCGCCCCGCAGGGCCAGCGCTTTCTTGCTAGCTGATTTGCCGCGCTTCTTCACCACTCCGTTGGCGGTTTTCACCGCGCGGCCTTCATCGCCCGTCTTCTCGAGGACGTTGTTGGCCACGTCCGCCCATTGCTTCTTGGCAGCGGGGCTCGTGGCCTTCTTCGTCTTGGCGCTCGCGTCGGCGGGTGACCAGGGCATCAGGCTTCCTCAGTTTGCAGTCCCGGGTCGGATCGCGCGCTTTCGCGTCGCCTGTGCCCGACATTTCTGTGATCGCCCCTTGCGGGGTTGGATGCCAGCGGATTCACCTTATCCGACCGGGACGTTCCTGCGCTTGCCTCCGGTGCGCTCCTTCGTCATCCCGCGCATCTCGGCGACGATTGCGATGCAGCGACGAGCCATCTCGGAGCGCGTCGGAATGTCCTCTTCCTTGCGCCGCATTTCGTCTAGCCAGCGCAGGTACTCGGGGGGCAGCCGCATGTTGAACAGTTCGTTGGTCATAACGCACACGTAAGACAGACAGCGAATGTTGTCAAGATCACAACATCGTGATGTCGCGTTACCATTATGTGAACGTCTTACACGTTGACGTGACGTACAAACGTGCTATAATAGTATTATCAGCATCGAGTTGGCCCCACCCACCGAGGACCGGGACATCCAACCAATGCAGTTCAGGGCAAGGCCGAAAGGCACACCCTGACAATGGACGCCTCTGATGGACGGTTCAACCACGGAGGACGACATGCAAGGCAGCGTAGACGACATCATGGTTCGCACCGAGAACGCGCGCCGCAGCTTCGCAACGAC